TAAGGGGGGGATTTCCATAGAATGACGGTTTACAAAGTTCCGGTAACGGTAAAAAAGATCAAGACGTTTTTAAAAAAGATAACCGCCTTTTAAAAAACGCCCTTGTCTTTGATATGGAATTTTATTTTGGACATATAATTATACATACGTCCGCACAAGTCTGTACGTATGTATAACTACTTTTTTTTGGGGGGGGCTAACAAGGATAAAATAAAAAAGGCTATCTTCCCAGGTAGCTTATTTTTGCTCCCTAACTTTCTGAATATCAAATGTAAACTAAGGTCTCTGAGTCGAAAAATCGCATATCAGCCTACATGAATACAATTAATAATCAAATTTTCGCAAAGACATATGTATATAGTTTACAACTTCTAAAAGGTTAGAAATGAATTATTTCTGAAAATCCCCCTATACAGAGCAAATTTCCTTCCTTGCCACTTCTGCAAAAAACTACATAATCTATTAATATTGAGTATTTCATCTCTATGTAGTAGTTTTATAGTGAAAGTCCAATAGCTGTACTATACTTCATCTGTCTTTGGGTGACAAAATAGAGCAAAACGCCCTATATTTGTCATTCCTTGCAAATATAGCTATTTTCCATGATTCAGTGCATTTATCTCATGATATTTTTCGCATAGGACATCAAACATAGGAAAATCGACCTTCTAAATCCTTATACTCCATTCTTGTTTTCAAGTTATTGAATTTGTATATAAATATCTTGTTAACCGGAACTCGATGTCATGAATCAATCTCCATTATGCAAACAAATGTGTTCGTTTGTTAAATATTCATGCTGTCAAGCAATAATTTCTGCATTCTAAAAAATAACTTTCAATCATCTGCTATCTTTGTTGCTATATTATAATCCAAATAAAAATAACGATGAAAGAACTTTTAGAAAAAATGCAGGACACTTATGAAACGTTTAAAGCAAATGCTACGCTTCAATTGGAAAAACAGAATAAGGCTGCCGGGACTCGTGCTCGTAAGGATTCTTTAATATTGGAAAAACTGGCTAAAGAATTCCGTAAAGCATCTTTGGAAGCAAGTAAAAAGTAGTTCTCTTTCTGAGTAAAGAATAAAGCTGCCATAAGTTATGTTGGTTGCTTACTTTTTTATTTATGAAAGATAAAAAATAATTCAGAGTTTCTTTTGTATATATTAATAGTCTGATAAACTATATTGCTTATCAGATTGAGTTTTTTATATATTTTTTGTAAAAGAAAAAAATAGAAAGCGTTAGCTTTTGTCATGCACCGGAATCTGGTAAATTTCATTCATCCGCAAGACAAACAGTTTTCGCCTATGTTTGGCGTGGGCTTAACTTGTTTGCGGATAGGTTTTACCAGGACCTCGGTGCTGCAGTTATGTCCCACGTTTTCTTTTGGTATATAAAAATGCTTGACGGGACTTCAGGCCAAGAATAAGAGTATTATGAAAAGTACATTATTAAATGAACTTATGAAGATTCCTAAAGATGCTACTTTGATAACAGTACAAGGTGTGGAGATGCAAGTTATAGATAAAGATGAAGCCGTGCGTTTGTTAGACTCCGATCCGAACGACAGCAACATTCATGAGTGCACATTAAGTAGCGGTCATTTCCTGTTTCAAACAGAAAACAGAATTCTCGTTTCTCTGTATAAAGTAGTATGAATACCCCAATAAAGCAGCGGTATTTCACTGATAGCATCTTGTTCCTCTTTTCTTCTTAATAGAACATCTGGAGGGAGAAAAGCCGGAATATTATGGGAAATTAATTTTATGATGACGATCATCTTCATGATGTTGCATACTATTTATCCCATAAGACTTTTTAATTAAAGTTGAATTGTTAAATCTATAAATAAACGCCTCCTCCCGTTTATTAAGAATCATTGATATTGTTTGTAAAATGTTTAAGGTTGGATGCATGTAACAGAATCAATAATTGACAGTTTCAATAAGCATCCCTTATCTTATACCCTAAAATAAGGTGTTATCGGTTTTTGTTTATTTTGTACTTCTGACAAATACTGGTTATTGGCGGTATATGGTTACGTTTTATTTCGCAACTATATACTTGACTGTACCAGCGATTGTGTATAATGACTGGTTGGACTTTAATGTGCCAATCTGCTAAGTCGCAGATTGGCATTATTAGATGAATCGGGAAAGGCAGTCACAGCAAATCTCAATGCCGTTTGCGCTATGCCATAGTTCTCAAATTACATATCAAGCATTAGTAGGGCATGCTAGGAAACTGGCATGTCCTATTTTATTTTAATAAATAAGAAAGCAAGTAATCAAGGTTTCAATGCAGATACTCATATTCTCACCTTACACAAAAAAACAAGACTCTTACCTTCTTGTGAACAATCAAACTTCGAACCACTTATTTCTTTTGTTGCAGTAGAAACGCGACTATTGCCCCCCTCCAAAAAAAAAGAAAAAATAATTCTAAGAATAAAGCCTATTAAACAATTTCACATAAATAAGTGGCATTTATTGTGAAAAAGTATATATTTGCATTCATTTATATATTAATCAAATTCAACTATATGAATAACACTATCCAATACTTTACAGAATTGTTCAACAACAATCCTTTACTAAATGCATTTTCTCTCTTCTTGGCTATTTTAGGTATTATATTTACCACATATTTTTATTTTAAGAGTAAAAGAATAAGAATGCCAATATATATATTGAGAACTGTGAATTTAGTACGAGAAAACGTTCAGAAAATAGATACTGTAAATATCTTATACGCAGGAAATAAAGTAAATAATTTATCGATTACTAAAATTGCTTTTTGGAATGATGGAAAGGAAACTATTAATAATAGTGATGTTGCACAGAATAATCCTATAAGATTGATAATAGACAAAGATTGTATTTTTTTAGATGCAGAAATTATTTATCAAAAAAATCCTTCTAATGATTTTAATATATCAATATCAAATGACAATAAATATGTTGATATTACTTTTGATTATTTTGATTTTGAAGAAGGAATAGTATTACAAGTTTTTCATACAGGAAATAAAAGTGATGACATTACTCTTGTAGGACAAATAAAATCAGTTAAAAATATTCAACGAAAAGACTCTTTTTCATCATTTATACCTACATACATAATTGATATTTTAACAAAGACAACACTCTCTAAAAAAATAGTGAAAGTAGCATCTGGCTGGGCTATTTTTATTACAGGCTTACTCTTTACTATTTTCGCATTAGTTATACCATTTATAGAAATAGTACCAAAAGAATCAAATCCTGAAAAAGATGGATTGGCATCAATATTATTTATAGGTATTATAGGCATTTTATATGCTTTAATGGGATATAGTATGATTAAGAGAAAAATCCCAAAAGGGTTTAATGTTTTCAATGAAGAATTTTGAGAAATATGTTATATTTTAATTAAGGAAAATTGGACCGCTTTATTGATGATAATTATTTTTGATTCAATACTTAATTAATGAGCATCGTAATTTCAATAATGGCTGGTTGTGGATTCAGCACAGCCAGTCATTATATACAATCATTGGTACAATAAAGTATATAGTTGCGTAAACAAATATATGCCATTAATCCTTGAACTGGTATATGTTCATTTGTCTCATGATCAAAGTATATCTATTTCCAAATGTTCCAACATCTTGGAACTGTCCATTTCTTCCCCTCTATCATCCGAGAATAACATTTAAAAACATAATTGGTTAAAATTATACATACCGTTCTAATCCAATTGTTTAATAATGAATATGTTAGAAGTCGAAAGTGCCATGCTTATAAGAGGCCCGGGAAGGGATATAATAATCCTCACCTGGGGTTGGGGGCTGTATAAAATCTTGTCTGAATATTTCCGGAGGATTATCTGCTACCACATCTGCGTCATGGATATATATGTTAAAATAGCATTCGGGCTCTGTCTTTTGGTTATATGGTCCTTCTCCCACAAAAGTAAATTTGTAGAAACCGATTTTTTCCCCGTCTTTTCTGACCGTAAGAAACCAGATATTACCAGTACTTATCGTTTTGAATCTTAATCCTTTCAATGCTGAATACCTTTCCTCTATAAACTGACCATTCAAATATGTCTGTTTTTTACACGTAAAAGGCAACTCAAACTTGCCACCTTCAGCTGGTAGAATAAAAGGGTTCTGTTCCGACTGGATTTTATACACAAATGTCAACTTGCCTTTATCTATAATTAGTGGAATCTTTTCTACTTTTATGCCATTGATGGTAGAGTATGAAATCTGCAAATCGCCATTCAACATTTTATCTTCTTTATTTATATTTGAGGTTATATTTAATATCACCTGACCACCCTCCACTTTTGTCTCTACATCAGAAAACAGAGCTTTATCAAATTCGACCAAAACTTCTTTGGGAATAATAGGAACCTCTGAATCTAAAATATCATCTATTAATGTTTTCTGAATAATTGTAACCGTAATAGTACGTTTCTCCCCAAAACAGCTGAATGGTTTAAACGCATTTTCACTTGGTAATACCTGATATTCATAAATTTTATTGTTCTCTTCTTTTTGACAAGAAAGCAATATTAAAGAAATGTATAGAAGAATGAATGTCTTTTTCATATTCATGCGGTTTTATTTTTACAAATTAAAGGATTTTTTTATATGATAAAATACCAATTAATTGGTATTTCGCATAATGCAATCTAAACAAATCTTTTATTCATAGTCTAAATGCCCATGCGATACAAAGTCACCCTTTTAACACCAATGTATTGGCAGAACAACTCAATGCCAACTTTTAAAGGAGCTTCATTGCTATTATTGGATAGCCAAAACCATTTGTGATCCTAGTCTAAAAGAGTTAAAGGGTATAAGATGTACAAGCGTATTTGGCTAAGAACAAAAAGATTTAAATAAACATTAGGATTGCAACGTGATTAATAATATAATGTGCTTTATAAACATTCCCAACAAACTCTATTCAATAGTTGGTGCTACTCTTTCGATATAAATAGTATCAAAGTATGAAGCTAACACTCAATCGCAAATTCAGAGGCTCGACCTATACAATAGGCGACTTGTCCGTCAACGGTAAGTTTTTCTGTAACACCATCGAAGATACCGTAAGAGAACTTCCTGCTGTTTGCCCTAATACCCCTGATGGCTGTTCTTGTACCTGCAAGGAAAAGATCTATGCTGAGACTGCCATTCCCGCTGGGACATACAAAGTCACTCTTCAGTACAGTCCCAAGTACAAGAAGAAGATGCCATATCTGCACGATGTGCCCCATTTCATCGGTATCCTGATTCATTCCGGCAATACCGAAGTTGATTCTGCCGGCTGCATCATCGTGGGAAATAACACAGTTAAAGGGAAAGTGTTGGAATCCCGTGTTACTTTCCAGAAATTATATTCCATACTTGAGTCCGAAACCGATATAACCATTCAAATCATATAAGGGATGGCGGTCAACAGGCTCAAACCGCCTAAAAACCTGCATATCGAGTTCAAACCGTCACCACGACAATATGAACTGTGGAAGTTGTTGCAGCCTAATTATTGTCCCCATTGCGGCGGAGAAATAGAGCAAATCCTTGTCGGTTACGATCCGCAAAGGAATCCGCAGTATAAGCCGCAATGTAAGCAATGCAGGTCGCAAAACCTTCCACAGTTGATATTGGGTGGGGGAGCAGCGGGTGGCGGAAAGTCTTTTATCGGTAGCGTATGGTTGGTATCCTCGTGTATCCGGTTTGAGAATATTCGTGCGGTCGTCGCCCGTAAGACGCTCAAATCATTGAAGGAATCGACCTGGAATACCATCAAGTCGATACTGAAAGATTGGGGACTTAAAGAGGATATAAATTACAAGATAAACAATCTCGAAGGCACACTCACATTTTGGAATGATTCGGTTATTATCATGAAAGAGATGGCAGACATCCCCAGCGACCCGAATTTCGAACGTTTTGGTTCGTCCGAATATACCATTGCTATGGTGGACGAGGTATCGGAGATTTCCGAACGGGCTGTTGAGGTGCTGTTTTCCCGTCTCCGTTGGAGAACCCACGAAACGTTCAGGACGCCACGAATGTTACTCACGACTAATCCGACAATCAACTGGGTGCGCTCCCGTTTTGTACAGGACGAGAATGGTGAAAAAGTTATTTGCCGTGAAGGTGAATCCTATATTCCGTTTTCCGTATTTGATAACCCGAACATTGCTTTTCGTCAGGTTTATGAGGCTGCATTGAACAAAATTCGGGACCAAGCCACCAAGGAACGCCTGCTTTATGGTAACTGGGACTTTGTGGAGGCTAACGATATGGTCATTTATCGCAGTTTTGATGGTTCCAGGCATCTTGTTACCGGGCTGAAAGAAAAAGTATATGATCCTACCAAACCGCTTGTTACGGTTTGGGATTTCAATGTCGCTCCCCAAATGTCCGTGCTTTCCGCACAGATAGACTACGACAACAAGAAGGTATATATACTCGAGGAGATTCTCGGTAAGCTGTAGATACTAATTGAAAAGTGCGCCAATATTCCAGTTGAAAATTGCGCCACCATAGGATAAGTATAATGACCTTTGTATAATCCAAATGC